AGCCGTATCTGTAATATAAAGACCACCCCGCTTATTATTAGAAATTAAAACGCTTACTCCTACATTGTTAGTAGCTGCTTTTTCTATTACTAATCCTGCTCCACCTACTGCTACACCACTTGTTGTCCCTGTCTCTAAGGTATAAATTTTCCCAAGATAAGCATTGTTCCAAAATTTAGCAGAACTACCTAAATCATAAGTTGAATCAGTATCAGAAATTAAAGAAGCATTAATCGCCACAGAGGCAAGGTTATCTAAGGCGGTAGAAGCTCCACCACCGCCAGCCGCTTGAAAAGTTGGGGCTGTGCCTGCTCCGTTTGAAGTAAGAACTTGCCCCGCATCTCCTGTTTCCACTAATGCGGGAACTCCATCAGTATCCCAAGTAATTAAATTACCATCTACGCCATCAGCAAGTTGAGTATAGGGAATATCATCATTAGCTCCAATATAACGGGCATCCAAAACAGTAAAATCAGAAATATCTTGATCTTTATGTTTATGAAGTAGTAGCTCTCCTAGTAATTTATCGAATGTTGCTCCCATATTATGAATAATCCAATGCTGTTAAATCCGTGGCAACATTATCGAACTTAGAGTTGCCATCGGCCCAAGTAACCTTTACTCCGCTTGTTTCGTCAATTTTCATCGCTTGCCAACCTGCAGTAGCCTCGGCTGTCCCAGCCCCCGCTTTTCCGACATAGGTAACATCTCCATCTACCGTAACCTTAACCGCAACACCAGCCGATATTTGGGTCATCCTATCCATCGTATCGGCAACTGGGTTATAAACCAACATTTCCCTTGCTAAGATATTAAATTCAGTATCAAAGGAGAGATTATTCATCTCTTGAACTGATTTATTTATTTTGTCTGGTGCTTTAGTGATTCCCATATCTCCTTATATTAAATTTAATTTTATCCGTCTCCATTAAAAACTTAACGTAGGCGGTTAGAGTTCCTATTTTAACTACTGCTCTTTCTTCTTTGCTAATATTATTTATTTTCTCTAGCCTTTTTAATTCTTCCTTAACTGAATTAACACTATTCGCTAGTTCACCCTTATTAATCCTGTCCTGTAAATATTCTTCAATAACCGATATTTCTTTAGGAAAACCCCCTTCTGGGTCTTCCCATGTATCCCCTAAATTAAAATAGTCAACTGAATGGGGGTGATTATGTTCCCTTTCGTAATCTAAGTAAGGAACTTCCTCTTGAGCTTCACTCCCCCTAGTTGGTTCTTTACCCTCTGGGGAAACCTCTGGTTGACTTGTAATTTCTGACTTTTTTCTAAATACTGTATCTGCCATCAGTAATCCTTATTTTGTAAACTTCTATCCTTAAATGCTTCTTCTCTAATATCTCGAACATTATCCTCTCTATTGTGTCTTTTTTCCCTAATTAAGGCTTCTCTCATAGAAGCTATTCTACCGTCTTCATTACGGATTCTATGGGCAGCATCACTAATCTGTTTCCTAATATTAGGATCAGTTTCTTTTTTAAAGTCTTCTCTTAATTGTTCTAAATCCCGTCTTCTTGATGAATCCATAGTTGTTTCCTTATGAATCGGGGAAAGTCATAAGGGCAATCCCCGATAAACAACACTATTTAAGCGTCCGTAAACCTTGCTGTAAGCACCCAATCTTCATTGAGCAACTTAGTAGCATACGAACCTGCCCAAGAGATGATAGAAACTCGCCCTGCGGGAGAGTTCGAATCAACCACGTTAGGTAGGATATAAAGTTTAGGTTTATCTTTCTCAAGATCGTAACAACCAAAAGCATCTGCTCCGTGAACATAAGTATAAAATCTATTGACTGCCGAAGCTGCCGTAGATGTTGCCTCAGTTCCAGAAGCTAAATCCTTATTTAGAAGCCATCTCACCTGATAAAGTTCACCCATTTCTCCTTTATATAGACCCTTAACATCAGAATATTCCTTAGCCGCTATCCAAGTAGTATCACCGAGTAATTTATACTTAGAATAAGGCTCTGTCTTACCCATAAACATTCCATCTGGATATTTCCTTGCTTTATTAAGCTCTAATTGTCTTACCATTAATCTGATATTACAGGCATCCAAAACGTCTCCTGAGGCAATATCGGACACAAAGTGTCCATTAGGATAATAAGATGTACCATTTCCTAATTCTGCTCGAACTAGGCGGTTCAAAGTTTCTCCCATATTTTGCCCGACTAACTCAATCTTTTCCTTCATGTTTGCATCAATAGAAATCAAAGATAACAAACGAGAAGTATTAACCGTTAGACCATATTCAGATAAAGTCATTGCTACGGTACAAGCCGTTATCGCACAAGTTACAGGGTTTGAACATTCCCCTAAAGGATCAGTTACGATACCTAAAGGTTCATAACGGGTAAAATTAACTGTTCTACCTTCGTTATCAGGATGGGTTTTAATTTGAGCACCCTCCTTTAAAATATGCTCATACTCCGCTCTTGCCAAAAAGACTTTTTCATAATAGGTACTAACTTCTTGAGCTAGACCACTAGATACGTTTACATTTGCATCGTCTGCGTTACCAATTCCAGTTCCAACTGCTGCCATGTTATTCACCTTCCTTTCTGAGCAAGTCGCTCATCTGCCAAGTCATCTAGAGTAGCCCCAGTCTCCTGAGGCTATACCTCAGAAAACCCTTAATGAACAACTCCGAGCTTATCTTCCATTTCTGATTCAGATAGCTCCTCGAATTTCTTATCCTTAGCCTTGATATTAGTCGGTCTTAATGCGGTCTCTGATGCCTGCTTGGCAATATTTTCAGTAACCTTCCCGACTTCCTTAGTTACCCCCTCTTGATAGGGTTTCATCAGTTTACTGACAAAAGTCTTAACTGATGCCTTATACGGATTAGCCTTAACATGGGCTTCTACCGCTTCGGTAACTGATTCGGAAAGTTCCTCATTAAAGTCTTCACTTTTCGGGTCAAGTTGAGGATAATCTTTAAGTGCCTCATTGGCTTCGTTATTAATCCTGGCAATAGCTTCGCTCTGTTTTAATCTCAGTTGAACAAGACTATCTGCTGTACGCATAACATCTTGTTTATACTGATCAGGGCTAATCTCTGATCCAGGCTCTACTTGAGGTTGATAAGGCTGTTCGCCTTGAGGTTCTACTGAACCTGTAAGTTCCCCAAGTTTCTCAGCCAAAGATTTAGCTTCTTTCTTAGCCTCGTTTTTCTCTTTAACAAGCTCCCTAACCCTTTGTTGATAACCTTTTTTAGAACTTTCCTCTGTTTCGGTCTCTTTACCTTCTGTTTTCACTTCAGCTTCCGCTTTAGCTTCTTCTTTAGGTTCAGAAACTTCCTCAGTTGGCTTTTCTTCTGTTACTGGCGTGGTAGCAGGGATGTTTTCCTCACCCTTTTCTTTTAACGCCTTTTCAGTCTTTTTTTGGTGAACCATTTATTTCACCTCCTTTCTTAACGCACCGATTTCGTTATGCGAGAACGCAGGTTGACTAAAGCACCTGTAAGGAGGTTCTAAGAATCTTAGAACCCCTTTACAGACGCTCTTTTCTTCAAGATAGGCTGTCCCTTCTTATCAATTCCTACCATAATCTTGTCCATTCCTATCCAAACAGCATGCTGTATTTCACAAGACATACAAACTAAATATGGCCCTCTTTGCCTCCACTCATGGTTACCTTTCGGAGCAAAGACAAAATTCGGCTTATCAAAGTTCAGTATTTCCTTTAGTTCTTTATTTTCCTGCTTTTTCTCCGACTGTTTCACAAGCCTCCTTAGCATCCTCGACTTTATCTACAATCTTTTTAATAACTCCTTTTGCTAAATTAATGACAACTGTATTCTGCCCAATTTCTTTAAGCCCCGCTCCTTGAGAAATCGCTGTTTCATTCAAGTCATTCAAATTCTCTATCACTTCATTAATGAATCCTTTTAAGATATACCAACCTGATGTCTGAGCCATAGAAGCCAATTTCTTCTCTTCATCACTTATCCCCTTTACTTCTACTTCCTTTTCCTTAATAAACGCTGGTATGCCTGAAAAGGATTTACCTGGTTTAATTGCCTGTTTCTTTTTTGCCATATTATTGTCCTATTCCCGCTTGTTCGGGTGGGACTTGATTTAGGTTTTGTTCTCCTTGAAACTGTTGTAGAACCTGCATAAACTTCTCTGCGTCCTGTTTTAAAATACTTTCTTCTCTTTCCTCATCTGTCTTTTCTTCAACGATTTTGTCCCAATCCTGAATACCTGAATTACTGATAATTCTCTTAAATAATTCCCCGAATTTCAGGGTGTAGCCATCTTCCTCTAACTGCATCATTAACGTATTGCCTTGAGGTGTTTGGGCTTCCCTAACCATCTGCATTAGCATTACTAAGTTCTCTTGTTGGGCTTTCTGGTCAACAGCATAAGTTGAACCTGACACAATCTCATAATCTTGGAAGATAGCCCCTACTTTGCTCTTGGGAATTGTTAATTCGCCTGTCTTCTGATTAAGGCTTTCTTCAACTTCAGGATAGCTCCTCTTAATTTCTTCTATTTCTTCTTTAAAAAGTCTTTGAGTGATCCCCTTTGATTGCTTTTTGGAAATTAAATTAACCATCTTTTTCATTACATTCCCTAAAAACTGTTCCATATAAAACCTGTCGGCATTATCTCTTACGTTTTCTCTCTGTGCCTGTAAATTTAGAGCCTTTGGAGTTTTACCAAAACCTGCCTCTGTCTGGCTAGTAACTGAAGTATCTGTCGTCCCAAACATATTTAACAAAGCAGCATTAGCCACCTGATAGGTGTTATTAAAGGTGCTAACCCCTTGAGGAGTTAAATTGAGAGGTTGAGCCGCATTTTGGACATTACCCCTCAGCAACCATTTTGCTGCCGCTTCTAGTTTGATTGAACTCATTGAAGCAATCGAATCTTTATTTAACAATGTAGGAGGAAAGATAGACATTTTACAGGCATCTAAATACAAATTCCAAATAGAATTGACAACCATTTGCATTGGTGCTCCTCTTTCAAAATCACCCATCCCCATAAAGTCATCTAAGAGAGGGATAGAGTATTTACATTCGATTGGCAATTCATTATTATTGTGGGGATTCTTATTATCCCTAAACTCCAATTCAGCATCTACGCAGAAATCTACCCATCTATCCTTTTCAAACTGAGTTAATATTTCAAAGTAACCCGCTTCTTTAGCCGCTACCTGTTCAGGATATTGAGCTTTCTCACGCTCCGATTTCTCCTTATCTTCCTTGCTCTGCTTTGATCCACCCTTATCTTTCAGTTTCTCAAGGATTAGTGGGACATTTTTGAATCCATCCGCTTTTTTAAGGTTCTCAAAGTAAGAACGAGGTTTCCAAGAGCGGGTAATTATATAATCACTATCATTTACTGAAACCGCTCCTACTTGTGGGAAAACATCTCGAATATTAAGTAACCATATATCAGGGCCAATATAGCCATTCTCCTTAATATCCCAATCAACCAAAACAAAGAAATTACCATAAATATTAGAATAAAGATCAACCATTCGTAGTTTAGTTAAGAAGTCAAACTGGGCATTGGCATTAGGGATAACATATTTATCTATAATCAGGTTCTTTAATTTACTCGCCCCAATGTCATCTTTAGAAACTCCCCTGACCTTACCAGTTGGTAATTGAGCCATCACCCTAAAAGACCGTTCAAGAGCTAAGGTCATTAATTTAGGATCAAAGACCCGTGATTTAGCTCCACCTGAAACGGCATCATTTAGTTGATTGTGGGCTAGTTTCTCTACTTTATCCCATAGGGTTCTCTTAGTTCGAAGATAATCTTCGGCAGCATTCTTCCTATTTAATATTTGGTCTCGAAGTTTAGACATATTTTCCCATAAAAAAAGACACAGTAATTCCAACTGCGTCTCACTACTTTCGTCTGAGTAGTATTGACTAATTCAAAATATCATACCCTATTATCACCCTGTCAAGTAGTCTTTCTGACCTTGTATTTCCTTCTTCTGCTCTTAACTATGTTCAATGTTTCAATATCAGCTATCCCATCTCTAATTACTATATTAAACGTCATCTGCCCGAAAGGTGTCTGTCTCACCTCATTTTCGATTATGATATGTAAGGGTAGATTTTTTAATAACAACCTTCGTAATTCCGAGATATTTTGTTTTTCCACTGGCATACTCCATTAAGTTATAATCAACAATATTGCCATTATTCACCCGTAGGATAAAGGTAAAAAGACCATTCCCTTTTGCCTTGATGTCTTTCTCAATATCAAGATGTGCTTGCTTGTTATGATCTCGTATGGACAGTTCATATTCCATTTTTTAATAAAAACCTTCTTCATCAAATTTCTTAGTATCATCTGGTAAATCGGCCTCATCTTCCATTGTTGGTCTTTTCTCTGACTGCTGTAACTGCCAAGCAATCGCCAATGACATCACTAAGTCGTCATTTGCCCCCTTTTCTGCTTGTGCCTTCCACGCTGTACTCGTTTGAACGACAATAAAGCTAAACATCTCATTGATTGTTCTTTCGTCATAAAGTTTAATCAATCGTTTATCTATTGCTTCTTTTAAATCAGCTAACATCTTAGGTCTAGTCGCTGTATTAGTGTCCCAACCCAACTTCTTAGCTTCAGGATTATCAATATTCCCGTAAGCTGGCATAATAAAAACTTTATACTTATTTCGTTTATTCAAAGAAGCTAACCTCTCCATCTCAAACACTCCACCATTATTTCTCTCATAGGCGACTACTGGAGAAACTTTAGTTATATCATAAATCCTCTCTAGTTCATTAAATAAAATCGGTGTCATCTCTGTTGCTAGGGATTTGGAATGATAAACAATAGGCACATCTAGTTTGTTTTTACTTAAAAACTGAGCCGCACAATAATCCATTCCCCCCGCAGCCGTATCAACGCCTACAACTACAAACTCCCCTTCTTCAAGTTTGCGGTAATGGCTTAACATTCCCAACCTCCTTTAGGTAAAGAGCTAGTGCCTCTTTGTTAAAATAAGTATCTCCACTGGTGATAAAAGCCTCAATGGCTGTTTCAGGGTATTCCTGTGGGTAAAGCCTGCCTAGTTCCCTTTTCTTCTTATCTAAAAACTCTTTATCATAAAACCTACTTGCTCCATAGAATAAGGGCTTCAAGGGCTTTTCTCCAAGTGTGCAAGCATCCCAAAGTACTTTCCCCTCATTAAAACCATTGGCCGTTGTTTCTATCATTACTTTGCTCCCAGTAGGAACAACAGCCTGTAATGCCCCTGCTAGTAATGCCTCTGGATTATTGTAAAAGTTAAACTCTGATAGATGGAGGTTAGTAATCGTCTTGCTTCTGCCAAAGTCAATATTAGTGCTTGTGCCGATAGTATAACGGGTATTCAGGGCTTCATAGAAAAGCTCATACTTAGAATTATATTTTAAGGGTATCTTTATGTCGTGTTTTCTCTCATAGCTTTTAATGTAGAATTTAACCCTATCTAGCAGTTCTTGGGCATTATCAGCAATATCGGCTACCACTACTGACCTTGAGTTCTCTTTAAGGAGGAAATCAGCCGTGAAAAGCCCCAGAATCAACGAACTAAACCCTTGCTGCCTTGCCTTGAGAATATAGTCATACCAGATTGTATCTTCGGTAAGGTATTTATTCTGTATTGAATTAAGAATAAAATTAACTTCTTTGCCCTCCTTGTTAATAAGGGTTAGGTTTTCTTCAATGAATTTCTTGTAGCCTTCGTTCATATTCCGTATTTATTCTTTTGCTCTTTAATTAACTGGAATAAGTTTATGTTTTGTTCCCCTATTACCGTTGAGGGTTCATCTTTGATCCCTAGTATCTTTAATTTCTCTCTCCACATCTTCCAATCATCTACTCCTGCTCTTTCCATTTGTTTTAAAGCGTTTTCTATCCCCTTAGCTTTCGCTTTTTGTGCTTCTGGAAGTCGTCTCCAAATTTCAATAGTTTTTCGGTGAACCCCTAATGCTGTTGCCGTATTCTCCCAACTCTCAATTTTTTCCAACTCAAGAATTTTCAAAAAAGCCTTAAATTCATCCACTTTCTGGATATTTTGGACAACCAATGATTTTGATTTCTTATTTGTTTTTTTCATTTAATCCCTCTATCACCTTCTCTAAATAACCTATATTAAATTTACAGACTTTTCTTCGTTCTGTTTGTAAGTTGTTGTACCATTTACCGCCCA